GCGATTTTTTAATATTTTCTGATAGGTTAAATCATTATTGGGATTTAGATTTTGATATTTTGATTGGAAATTCTGCTTTCGATATAGTAGACGATTCTAGATTAGGTTACCATGATCGATATATTTCAGACACCGGTATACATATGAATTGGGCCACTACTGTTATGTTTACTAAAAACCATTATTCGAAAGTATTTTTTGAAACTGTAGAATTAGTAAAAGAAAAATATCAATTTTACGGAGATCTTTTTAGATTCTCTACAGCACAATTTAGGAACGATATTGCTTTTAGTGTAGCCAAACATATACTTGGAGGGTTTGAAACAGACAAGTTTTCAGACTTGCCACCGATATTAACTACCTTAGACAAAGATATTTTACATTCTGTTGATAGAAATGGAAGATTAGTATTCTTGGCTTCTCCTAAGCTCAGCGATAAATTTTGTGTAGCATCAATAAAAGACATGGATGTCCATGTAATGAATAAACAAAGCATTATAAGACATGCAGATACATTATTGGAGTTAATATGAAGTTTGGATATCTATTAGTAGTTTCTGAACATCCAGAAATAGACTATCTTAAGTTAGCTTATGCTTTGGCATTGAGTATAAAAAATACACAACGTCCGGGCTACGATCAGGTAGCGTTAGTTATTGACGATAGAAAAAAATTAAAAAATTTAAAAAGCTCTTGGGTGTTCAACCATGTTATAGAATGGAATCAAGAAACTTTCTGGGACGGAAGATCTTGGATGGACAAACTTACCCCGTTTGAAAACACAGTTTGTCTTGACGTAGACATGTTGTTTACCAGAGACTACAGTCATTGGATTGATTATTTTATAGACAACTGTGAATTGTATGTAGCCAATAAAAGCTATACCTATAGAGGTGAATTAGTAATAGACGATTTTTATAGACGAGCATTTACTAAAAATCAATTGCCTAATTTGTATAGTTTTTATACGTTCTTTAAAAAAGACAGCGAATTAGCCAAAGATTTTTTTGAACTAGGTAGACATATTATAAAAAATCCTACAGAATTTTCTAATAATTTCTTAACAGATTTGAAACCAAAGGTAGTTGGCACAGACGAAGCGTTTGCCTTAGCAGCAAAGATATTAGACATATCTGATCAAATAGCCTACGACCTTGAATTTCCTAGAATCGTTCATATGAAACCAATGGTGCAAAATTGGCCATGGCCTGCAAACTTATGCAGTGATCATGTGGGATTTTATTTGAACCGAAAAGGAAAAATAAAAATAGGAAACTATGAGCAACATGATATTGTTCACTATGTTGAGAAAGATAAAATTGATGACGAAATGATTAATATTTTAGAGGAAATTGTATGGAAGAACTAATATTAAATTTTCCTCCTCTGAAATATAAAGCAGAATATGATATAGATTCGGGTGCGGTATTAGCGGTCGGACCTGATCATTATTTTGGATCTAAAGAAAATGTAATAGATTTAGATCAAGAAACCGCCGAACTAATCATGGACGGAAAAATTAAAATACATTCTTGTTTTGTCGACTTAGTTAATAACGAATTAGACATCACTGAAACAAAAAGTATTTTTAAAATTGATAATGTTCTGCATCGAATAACCGAAAAGAAATGGTCTAAAATTGAAAAGCCAGATGTATACATTTCATATAATTCTAAAAAGAAAACTATCAAGTTTGAACTAAGCGAAGAATTTAAAGGAACTAAAAAGTTACCAAAGAAATTTCATCCTATAAAACAAAGAAGAATAAATTGGAATGGTGAAACCGAAATGAGTTTTATGATTACCGATTACAATGATCCCAACTTGCTTTTTGAGATGATTTCGTTTAAAATAAATGATATAGTGGAAAAATCTATCTCTTTAAAAATAGATGTTCCAGAAAAATTTAGCGTCTATACACGAAGAATTTTTAAAAATTATGTATTCGAGATTAAATGAAAACAGTTGAATTTGACGTTGTATTTTTAAGTTACGATGAACCCAATGCAGATCTACATTACGCAGATCTGTGTAATAAAGTTCCCTGGGCTAAACGTGTTCACGGAGTCAAAGGCAGCGATCATGCACATAAAGCCGCAGCAGAATTATCAGAAACTGATTGGTTCATTACTGTTGACGCAGACAATATAGTAGATCCAAAATTTTTCGATTTAGATCTAGATATGTCTGATCCTAAGATACAGGTCTATGGATGGTGCGGTCGTAACAAAATCAATGGTCTTCGTTACGGTAACGGTGGATTGAAAATCTGGAAGAAAGATTTTGTCCTCGGTATGAAAACGCATGAAAATTCAGACAGTGATAGAGCACAGGTAGATTTTTGTTGGGAAGATGGATATCGTAATTTTCCTAGAGTTTATAGCGAAAGCATTATTACAGGTAGTCCCTTCCAGGCATGGCGAGCAGGATTCCGTGAAGGTGTTAAAATGACACTGCTGGACGGAGTAAAAGTTCCTCCACAAGAAATTAAAGAACGTATCTGGTGGCATAATATCCATAGATTACGGATGTGGTCAACAGTAGGAGCTCATGAAGAAAATGGTATCTATGCAGTATACGGTGCTAGACTAGGAACTTGGTTGGCAAATTGCACAGACTGGAATTATGTTGAAGTTAGAGATTTTGAAATCCTAAGAGGAATATGGAATCAATACGGTCGTCCATATGAAGAAGTAAATGCTCACGGCCTAATAGATGAAATACAATCATTGGGAGATAAGTTAAAAGTTAATCTAGGATTAGATTGGCCCTGGCTAGACGCAGCACAGAGCAAATACACATTAGATTTATATGACGAAACTATTAATCTTGGGTTAACTTATTATGTGATGCCTGAAAATGTATGATATATTTTTTGTTAGTCGAACTCGAATAGAAGAAAAAACTTGGGAAGATATCAAGGAAAAATATCCTCGGGCACAAAAAATAGAACACGCCAAAACATTTGAAGATGTAAGATCACGAGCCTTTACTAAACATTTTTGGGTAGTGTGGGATCATATAGAACTGAGAGATGAATGGAAGTTTGAATATGTGATTCCTAAATGGGATGAAGAATACATACACGTTTTTAAAAATAACGACCATTATGACGGAGTTTGTATTTTTCATAAAAGCCACAAAATTTTACAACGGGAATGGGACTATCGTTTCTTTACAAAGAAAAAAGAAATAGATATTTTAGCTAGCCGTCCTAAAACTTTTGATATAGTCTTTATATCTTATAACGAATCGTTTGCAGATAACAATTGGCATAATCTTTTAGCCAAGGCAGACGGTTATCGCTGTTATAGAGTAAACGGAGTAAAAGGCATACACCAAGCGCACATAGCCGCAGCAAATATGGTAGGAACAGAGATGTTCTGGGTAGTCGACGCTGATGCTGAACTAGTTGACACTTTTGATTTTGATTATCAGATACCTTTTTATGATTTCAATGCCAAGTCTACTGTTCATGTATGGAAGAGTCGTAACCCAGTTAACGGATTAGAATATGGCAATGGCGGCGTAAAATTACTACCCACTGACATGACTAAAAACATGGACCTGTCTAAGCCCGATATGACTACTAGCATTAGTAAACAATTTAAACCCATGCAGTCAATATCAAATATTACAAGATTTAATACTGACCCTTTTACTACATGGCGAAGTGCTTTTAGAGAATGTAGTAAATTAGCAAGTCGTGTTATTGATCGACAAGATGATAAAGAAACACAAGAGCGGTTAGATATATGGTGCGAAAAATCTACAGATGAATATGCTCTCGCTGGTGCTCAAGCCGGCCGCGCCTTTGGATCTGCTAATCGCACTGATCTCGAAACACTGAAAAAAATCAATGATTATGATTGGTTAAAGGAACAATTTGATGGACGATATAGTAAGGATTAAAAAATTTATTCCTATAATGAACGAGATTAGCCCAACATTTTGTTTAGCTAAGTGGCACCATACGACTATCTATTTGCAAACTGGAGAAACTCATAGTTGCTATCATCCAGCTCCACATAAAATTTCGTTGGATGAAATTATTATTGATCCTAGTGCTTTACATAATACCAATCAAAAAAAACACGAACGCCTTGAAATGCTTAATGGTGGAAAACCTAGTGGCTGTAATTACTGTTGGAACATTGAAGCGTTGGGTGAAGATTATATCAGTGATAGAAAAGAACGTAATTCGACAATTTATACACCAGAGCGATTTCAGCAGATTAAAGAAGGTGACTGGGATCAAAACATAAATCCACAATACATCGAAATATCATTTGGTAACGAGTGTAATTTTAAATGCGGATATTGTCATCCTAAACATTCTAGTAGTTATTATAAAGAAATAAAAGATCATGGTCCTTATGACATGGTTAAAAATCATCGCAACGATATTGATTGGTTTAGGATTTACGAGGAAGAAGAAAACCCTTATGTTGAAGCATGGTGGCGCTGGTGGCCCGAAGTTCGTAAAACGTTAACGATCCTTCGTATCACAGGAGGCGAGCCTTTATTACAACAAAGCACATGGAGATTGTTAGAAGATCTAGAAAAGAATCCGTTACCTAATCTCGAACTGAATATTAATACAAACTTTGGAGCCAAGCCTGTATTAATAGATCGTCTTGTAGAAAAAGTCAACAATTTAGTTAATGGTAAGAAAATAAGAGATTTTAAAATTTTTACCAGCATGGATACATGGAATGAACAAGCTGAATATATTAGAACTGGATTAGATATTAATGCTTGGGAAAAGAATTTAGACACTTATCTAACTAGAACAAATTTGCCTATAACATTTATGATCACTTTTAATATTTTAACAGTAACTAATTTTCAAAGTCTGTTAGAAAAAATATTAGAGTGGAGATCAAAATATAATGGAAGTAATCAAAATAAATGGCAGCGTGTAAGATTTGATACTCCGTTTCTAAAAGAACCTTTACAATATGACATGAATATTTTGCCTAAAGAACAGTTCATGCCTTATATGTATAGTCATTTACAATTTATAAAAGACAGAATGGATGACTATGATAGAACTAAATTTAGTGATTTAGAATATGAAAAATTTAGACGTGTGGTTGATTATATGCAAAACACAAATTACGACCATGAAAAAATACAAGAAGGGCGCAGAGATTTTTATCAATGGTTCACTGAATATGATCGACGTAGAGGAACAGATTTTATAAAAACTTTTCCAGAATTAAAAGACTTTTATTATGAATGTAGCACCGTCTAATACCTTTTGTATACTTCCTTGGATACACATATATGTGAACCCTGACGGCAGTGTTTTGCCTTGCTGTATAGGTAACCATCATCTACATCTCGGCAACACAAAAACAAATACCATTTCTCAAATCTGGAACAGCGATCAATATAAAGAAATGAGAAAAAATATGCTAACAGGCAAACGATGCGATCAATGCACAGCCTGTTATCGTAGCGAGGACGTTGGCCTTAACAGTTTTAGGATCAGTGTCAATAAGCAATACAACAAGCATTTTGATATAATAAAAGAAACAGAATCTGACGGATTTTTGCCTTCGATGAATTTACGTTACTTCGATGTCCGTTGGAGTAATATATGTAATTTTAAATGTAGATCGTGCAGCGGAACTTACAGTTCTAGTTGGGCTACTGAAGAAAAAAGATCAAACGTTTATATTTTTGCCGGCGGTGATAATAACGATAATCTCTATGAACAATTTTTGCCTTACTTAAAAGATATTGAAGAATTTTATTTTGCTGGAGGCGAGCCTTTACTCACAGACAAGCACTATGATATTTTAGAATATCTAATTAGTATAGGTAAGACTGATGTAAAATTAAGATATAACACCAATCTTAGTTCTTTATCTTATAAAGGTAAATCTGTTTTAGAATTATGGAAACATTTTCGTAATGTTAACATAGATGCTAGTTTAGACAGTTGGGGAGAAAGGGCAGAATATATTCGAGAAGGAACTAATTGGAATATTATAGAACACAATATAAAAAGCATTCAACAGCATACACCTCACGTAAATCTACAGATTAACTCTGTAATATCAGTTTTTAATATTTCAACTACCGCAGATTTTTACAGTTATCTTATTAAGAATGATATTTTTAACAAACACACGTTTTATCCTAATTTTTATAATTTATTAAATCCTTCGTTTTATAGTGTTAATGTTTTGCCAGATGAATTCAAAATAAGAATAAAAAACAGATTACAATCTGTATCT